ATCAGTTGCTTTTGGTTGCTGTGAAGCAGCGTTCGCATTTTCAACTAATACCGTCCCCTGTCTCTGCGGATCATCTTTATCGGCTTTTACATCTTTTGCGATATTCCAAGTTTTTCGTTTGTTGACTTCAAACAAAAATGCAGGATTTGCAATAGCATCGGGATGATAGAATGAGCAAATATCACCCAGCACAGGAGAACCGTCATATGTGTATATTGACGATAAGCCCGCTTTCAATGCCGTGTCCCTCGCTGTATAGCCATTCGCACCGGCTGACCAGTCCTCTGACAAATCAACGGGACCGTACAGGAATGAAGCCGTTAATTTTTCATAATGGCTTGCTGCATTATCGTTTGCCCTGCCAGCTACAATTCCGCAGACATATGCGGCAATTTCAAACGGGATTTCTTGATAATCAGGAGCTTGGACATAATCATTCACACAATCATTTTTCCTTGCATTTCCAACTGCAATTGCTGCCGTTAATCCTGCTGATCCGCCTGCTACATTGCCAGTCCAGTTTGTCAATGGTCTATAATCTAATTTTCCGTATAATCCTGTGAATGAGTCAGGATTACCAATTGCGGCAAGTACCAAATCCATTGCTGTTGTAGAGTTCAGCGGAGTTACCAAATCGGTGAACCATATTGATGAATCAACAATAGCGTCAATCGCTCCCGCTATATCAGATATTCCTGCACCTGCTATTACCGTACCAATCGCCACAACCGTTACAGTAGTAGTTGCAGGTGCTTTGTCAATCTCTGATTGCAAAAGATTATAATGCAATCCTATATCGTTTGATTGAGCTCCCAGCCATTTCGCCGTAAGTGTTACCGTTCCAACGGCATTTAGAGCCGTTACTGGCAAATTAACATTATTATTGATTGCCAATTCTAATGCATCGCCTTGATCCGTTATCGAATCACCACTTGCGACTGCTACTTCAATTTTTTTTCCGTGAATGTAGAATGTATGAACGCCTGCCGAAGTTGCAGCACCTACAAATTCAATTGTTCCAGTTGCGGCTACACCACCGGCAATTGCTGGCAATGGACAGCCCCATACTTCGACTGATCCGCCATGTCCCGTATAGTTTGCAATTGCTGCAATATGCATTTGCGATCCATACCCATACTTCTCAGCCGCCTGAGTCGGTGACAATATTAATTCTAATGTATTATCAACCACAGCAGTTTTTGCGGGATCATATTGCAATGCTAATACAATTCTTGATTGCAGAGCCTGCGACAGCGGCTGAAATTGAGTATTTTTCGTACTCGTGCCGTTTGCGCTCGCCCTTGCGCTTTGAGGAATTACCATAGTTCCCCTCCTTTTATAGAATTTAGCGGGATTACAAAATTATCAACTCGATCAAATGTAATCCCATCGTCTCCCAGCGTTTCCTCTTCGACTTGACATCGAAATTCAATGCGATATGCTACTAATGCAATTGAGCTGTCAGCAAGTTTTGCAACTCCCAATTTCTCAATTCTTGCAACATAACAGCCGCCGGTTTCATCAATTATTTTTTCAAGTTCATTTCTGAACGGTTGCCATGTCAGAATATTTTGATAGACATCTGACACAATGTTTCTGATTTCCTCATGAGTTTTTTTGATAGAAAATTTGACTTCACCAGTTCCCTGATTTCTTATGCCTTTTGACCCGTGATATATGTCAATATATATCGCAGGCTCGTGGCTCTGATCTCCAATACTCGATATATCAGATTTTTGAAAATCTGTTTGATTGTCATATACAAAAATGCAAGGGATATTCGATACATCGACCATGCCGTCGCCCGGTTCATAATCAAAAATATTTTCGGGATCAATTGTTGAAATTCTTGATTTCATAATTGTTATAATTGCGGCAAGCAAATCAAACATTTTCATATTTCTTCAACCTCCACCAAAAATATTGTAATGCTTCCGATGTGTTCGTCGGGAAATACTCCCCCATCTTCAATCATATATCGTTTGTTAGCCTGCAAACTCGGGCGTGGAGAGGTCTCAACCAGCCAGTTGACTAATTGAGATTTCACATCATGCACGGCAATTCCTGTTTTCGCAACAAAACTTGACAGTCTGATCGTGCAACTTGCCCTCGCTCCTGATATTTCAGCATTTGTTTCAACCGAAATGTGTCTTGATACAATGTTGACACTTCCGGACAATTCAAATTCCTCCATGTCAGAAGGTCTAATTAATTTGATTTTGACACCGAATTTGTCTTCATCTTCTAACGAATTTTTGAGAAATTGCTCATGAAGATCAATCAAACTCATTTCTTATCCCCAGATTTTTTGTTGTCAATATTTTCATCTTTGATTTTTGCAGGTTCAAAACTATTTTTGACAATGATGTTTTTTTCAACTAATTCATCAAAAATAGATTTTTTGCCATTTGATTTCAAAGATTTCATTTTTTCGACAACAATAGAGGGAAGGCTGACGCCCCCCCCGTATTTTCTAATCCCGGGAACGCTTACTGATTGAACAGTATCATTAATTTTGTATTCGCTCAATTTTTGCCCCCTTGTTTTTTTCGTGATGTTGATTTTTTCGCATTTGCTAATTCTTCTTTAGCTTTTTTGATTTTTTGCCATTCTAAGTCAATTTCTTTTTCAAGATTTTTTCTTAGAGTCTGCATTTCAACTTGATAGTCTTTTTTTTCTTGCAAAAAAGCTAATTTTTCTTTTGAGAATTTTTCAATTTCAATATCAAGTTTTTCTTTCGTAATTTCAACATCAGATTTTGGTTTTATTTCGCTCGGAAGTTCTTTCACAGGTTCAATCATGCCATTCTCAACAAAACGATTAACTCTATTTTTGATTCCGGGGAAATTATCAATATCAATCATTTGACCTTTGACATAGTCAATCCCCTCTCTATCAACAAAAGAGCCTCGTGTTATTTTGTAGATTTTGCCCATTACATTACTCCTGTAAGTGTATAAATAGTGTCAGTTTGGCACGGAACATACATCGGAGCGGACTGAGTTATAATCTTATATCCCGAAGTCCCTTTTTTCTCTGCACCGAGTGTAAATTGTCTTGAGTCAAAAAGTGCTTTGTTTTTTGCGTTTTTTAATCCTGCTGACAACACCATATTTTTGTTAACACCGAAAATTTCTTTGTATACCATAGCGTCGATTGCGTCTTGAGTCATTTCTCCCGGTCCAAAATATCTGTCATATCTTGCCATTGGATCCCACACATAGACCTCATCGACTGGCACATAAGGCGTTATTACCCCCGCATCAGTTTCGTAAGTGTCAATGTAAGTGAAAATATCAAGATGATAAGCTCCGATTTTGATCCAGCCTTGCCATTGTGCACCTGCGTCAACGAGTTTTTGTCCCCATGATGGCATAACGCCAATATCTTTCCCGATGCTGTGGAATGACAGTCTTCTATTATCGGCTAATGCCTGCACCGCTGTTTGATTGACAAGCGCCATGAAAGCACCGTTGTTCATTATAACGGCTTTAGCCGTCACTCTTCCGATTGCTCTTAGTTGATTACATGCCACCAACAAGTCGCCTGTTGCGTCACCTGCTATATTTGACCATACACCAGATGCTGCCGCTGCTGTCAACAATGCGTTTCTTAAATAGTCAAGCGTTATCGTCCCCGCCTCGTTAATGTCCTGAAACCCCGTTCTGAATGCTTGAGAAGCATGAACCTCTTGTTTTCTAATGATTCTTCGTGCTGCTTCAGCATGCTCTTGGCTTGCAAGGATAATTGCCCTTTGCTTTTGTGACAAAGCTTTGAATGGGTCTTCACCCGCAACTCTATTATTGAATTGATCCGCTGTCAAATATCCATCCTGCTCAATTAACGGAAAAAGCCTTGACAAACTTGTATATCGTTGATTTAAGTCAGTTGTTTGATTACCACCGACAGGCACGGCGTTTGTGCCACGCACTTTTAATTTGGCAGTTCGTTCATTGCCCCTGATTATATCAATGTCAGCCGCTTTTGAAGATGGAGAATATATCGTATAACCTCGATCGGAATTAAAAATCGTTTGAAATACCGTAGAATTTACAATTATTTCCTTTTCATCAAAAACGGGAGCCATAATTTTGCTATAAAAACTGTTTGCTTGCATAATATCTTACCTCCCTTATTACACATTCTCGAAGCCGTCGATGTAGTTGGAATCTACTGCAACTAATCCAACATCGTCCAGCCATTCTCTAATTGTTTTGACAATACCGTCAATGATTATGTTTGTCGCTAATGTTGCCGTATTTATAAACGCCAACTGTTGAGCGTCAAAGCTACCCTTGACATATGCGGTATTATTCAACGATATATCCGCTCGTGCATCAACATCGTGAGCCAAAATAAAAAGAGGAAGGTTTGAGCCGTCTGCGACTGCACCGTCTGAAACGGGAGCTAACATTGAACCAGCCAAAACTGTTAGAGTGAACGAATCGTGAACGACAAAATCTGTTGCACCATCAGCAATTCTGAATGTAATTCCCTGAATCGTTACGGTTACAGCACCGCCGGGAGTTCCGGGTAGTTGTATATGATTTTCAATCACAATCCCGCTCGGATCAGTAAGTTCAAAAACTCCGCCATGCTCTCCGATTACGGTTATTGTGAATACATCACCAACTTCAAAATCGGTTGCGCCGTCGGTAAGCAAAAATCCTAACCCGCCGACATCAACAGCAATATCACCACCAGCAGTTCCGGGAAGAGCAATGCTGCTCGTAAGAACAATGCCATCAGGATCAGTTAGTCTAAAAATCCCCCCATGTTCACCGGTTACTGTAATTGTGAAATTGTCCCCAACTTCAAAATCTGTTGCACCATCAGTTAGGGTGAATGTTAGTCCGCCTGCGACAACTGCAGCTGCACCAGCAGCTCCACCAGGAAGAAAAATATTTGGTGTAATCATTATTCCATCGGGATCAATCAGTTGAAATCGTCCGCCATGCTCACCAATAACCGTTATTGTGAAATAGTCACCGACATCAAAATCAGCGGCTCCGTCTGTTAACGTGAAAGTAATACCAGCACCGTCCCATACTGCTGTACCGCCTGCACCGCCTAAAATCTCAATATGAGAACCAACAACTATTCCATCGGGATCAATTAATCTGAATATACCGCCGTTCGCTGCTGCTACCATACATTCACAAATCCAATCACCCTGTTTTGTCGGAGCTCCTACTGCGCTAATCGCTTCGCCTGTTAGTGTTCCGTCGGAAATCCCTACCCTTGTAGCAACAACAGCAGTTATTGACAAATCGTCATTTGATTCTTCGTCTGTACACTCTAACAGATATGCACCCTGCTTCGCAGGTAGTGCGGCTGTTGGTATTGTTACCGTTCCATCTCCAACTCCAACGCAAGCACCGGCAACTGCTACTAATGTGTCACCACCTTCCTCATCGATACATTCTAACGAATATTCACCCTGTTTTGCGGGAAGAGCCGCAACTGGCAATGTTACCGTTCCGTCACCAACTCCAACAAAGTTCGTCACCGCCGCTGACAGCGCATCACCACAAAGAGGATCAGAGCATCTTAGTGTATAAGTCCCAACTTTTGCAAGAGCTCCGGGAGTTGCTGCAAGTGCAAAATTATCAACAACACCATCACCAGCATTTCCGGGATTAGGTGTTACTGCACCAGCGACCAGCATTCGCTTGCCCATTACCGTTCCCCGTGAGAGAATTGCAGGAACATATTGATCCACCGTAAAATTATCTCTTATTTTGCCATCGCATAAGCATAATGGCAGATTTGTATTATTTCTTCTTGCTTGAGGCATAATTAGTTAACCTCCTTCGTGTCAATATTGTAGAAATCTCTGAGGACATTTTGAGCTTCGTCAATGGACTCAAAATCGTCATCATTCTTTTCGCCATCAGTTGCTTTGTCAACCTTTTTTTTCTCTGTGTCTACATCGTCAAGATTTTCATCTGTCGAGTTTGCAACTGTTTTTTTTGCTTTCATCAGCGAAATTACTGAAGCTTGAATTGAAGGATCATTAATTCCCTTTTTTTCTTCAATCGCTTTTATATATATTTCTTTTGCTTCAGGTAATACCGCCATCGCTTGAACAAAAGATGTTACTCTTTTATTCTCTTTTTCAATACCTGCCGTTATCCCGTTTTTGTATATTTGGCTATACAAGTCGGGGTGACTGGCTTTAAATTCTTTTAGTGTCATGTGTTTAACACCTCCAATATTAATTTGGTTATTTTGATCATCATTTTTTTTGGCTGTTGATGCTGTTATTTCTGTTTGATGTTTCGATTGAGTATTTTCGATAGTCGAATTATTAACAGTATCATCATCAACGATATTTTGATTATCAAAATTATCTATATTTAAAAAAGCGGCTGCTTTTTCAAAATCGTTCTTAATTTTTTCTGATTTTTTCATGGTCTCAAAGCAATTTTCGATTGAAAGCTTTGCAGTTGCCAATGCTACCTGTTTTTCTATTTTATTTTCGCTTTTTAGCACTCTGTCTGCAAAACCATTATTTACAATCTCGTCACTAAAAAAGAAGGTCTCATTATTCATCATACTTTTTATTTCTTTTTCGCTGATTCCAGATTTTTTTGAATATTCTTTTGCAAGGAGGTTTGATAATCCCTCCAAAATATCCGCCATTTTTCTTAATGTGTTTTGATCACCCGCTTCAAAAGCTCGTGCATTATGAATCATGAAAACGGCATTTTCTTCAATTTCGACTTCATCAGTTGAGAGCGTAATATACGAAGCCATCGATGCGGCTAACCCCATCAATCGACTTTTAGTTTTTGCGCTTTTGTGTTTTTTCTTATAGTCTCGAATTATGTTGAATATCTCTAACCCGTCCCAGACGAACCCGCCGGGACTTGATATTTGAATTTCAATATCTTCACCTTTTGCGCTGTCTAATTGATTCCTAATCCCCCGTGGGTATGTTTCCCAGCCAATTATGCCGTCAATTATTATTGTTTTCATTGTTTATCCTCTCATTAATTATCATATTCGTGCAATCCAAACACGCATGACATTGTCAAAAGATTAGTAGTCGCCTTGATTTTTCCCCATACATTCATTGTCCCCGTTGGGAGCTTTGGCATTGTCAATTCGGCGGGCAATCCACCGGCAATTGTCAATGTGCTTAGTCTAATCAATTCGTGATCGCTATAATTCCCCGCTGCTTCTGCTGCTGCGACTGTACCAGTTCCCCAGATCAAACGAAAAATTATCAATTCAAACAAACTAACATTAGTAATCAATGCCCCGCGCAAATCAAAAAAGTTTTTCCCCGTTTCAAATGGAGTGTCCGCAGTTTGCAATATCTGCACTTCCGTTCCAAAATCCGCAGCCGCCGATGTAAACTGATATGGTGTAAGGCTTGCTTCAACTGCACCAGCACCAAAGCAACGTTGTTTTGTTACGAATCGCTCTTCAAGCGCACTTAATTGCACTTCCAGTTCATTTAATTTTGTTTTTATTTTTGAATCAACTCCAATCATAATATTCCCCCTATAAATTACGCAAAATCTACAACTAATTCAACAGATTGATTCGGACTCGCAACAGTTGCATAGTATATATCTGTGACATTATCCGCAAAAAGCGGATCAGATATTTCGTGATATGGCAGTTGATAAGTCGCATTAACATTCAAGTCAATCGCAGCCGCCAATGGAATATCATCAGGCTGTGGTTGCACGCTGTTTGTATGTGCTATCAATACGCTCGGTGGGCTCGTACCCAGCGACTGTCTAATACTCGCAATCCCGTCTTCACCCGGATCACTGATCCGTTTCCATTGTCCATGTATTACTGTTATATTTGACAACATATTATTCGTCTCCTATGTTATTATTATTATTTTCTTGATTTATATTATTTTCAGCGTCAAAAATTGGTTGATTCGCCTCAACTAATTTTTGATTTTCTTGTTGCAATCTCTCAATATTATCATCAAATGATGTGCCTGTGGAGTTCTGTGCCTCATTCTCACGATTTGAAAAACCGTTATTAACTCGTAATTCTGCGGCTTTTGCTTCGACAAATGGGTTCAATGACGGAATCGGAAGTCCTGACCAGTACGCATTTGTCCAAGCTGCTCGAATAATCGGATTTTCAAAACCTGCGGCTATTATGTCTCCTTTTGCAATAGCTCCCCACATAAAACCGATGAAGACTTCTTGCTCAAAATCGCTTGAAAAGTTTTGTATCAAAAATTGAAAATTCCGCCAGTTCAGTTCAAGAGCACCTTTTGAAGCCGAATAATTTTGTCCAAACAACATCTTAACGGCTTCAAGAGAAATCCCAATCGCAGGACATGCATATTCCATGATCTTGTCAATCATGGCTGGTATATTAAGATTCGGTCTTTTTGTATCAATTGTATCTAATGATTCCCCCGCTTCAAGATTTTGAAGAACAAAACCGCCTCTTGTGATTTTTCGCTCTTCGTATTTTGCCGGTTTAATTTTTTCTGATTTATCAATTTCGTTAAGAAGTTCTTCATCAGACCACCCCAGCCCCATGTTATTTAATTTTTGATTATTAACAACATCAGCAACTCGCTTAATCGCACCCGCAAGGCTTGCATTGACTGAGGCGCTGTCTAATTCTGCAAGCTCTAAGTCTGTTATTTTTGTAAGCTCTTGAATAATCGGCGCTAAAAATGGAATTCCCCGTATCTGCCCCGGCTCTTCATAGATGAAGCCATGCAAGATCATTTTTCTTTTTGTATTTTTTCCGTAAACTTCAAGCCGTTTATATTGCTTTTCAATTTTCGTTTCGTTTTCATTATATGTATATATTGCGACCTCTCGACCTTGTTTGTCTAATTCGATCCCGTCCTCAACTCGATTCCCTCGATTTGTTGCTTTCTCAATCATATCAAAAGTCGGCTGTGTGACCATATGCGGAGGAATTATTTGTATCTGTAGCGGATTGATCCGACCTTCATCATCAGAATATCTTAATATCGCAAAAAATTCACCAAAAATTAACATTGAAAGAAATGCTATTTGCTCGAGTTGATTGAATGTGTTTTTTTCTTCATAATCGCATTCTTTTTGTTTTCTCCAGAGCTTGAAATTGGCTTCGATAATATTTGCTTTCTCATTCGCCTCTTCTGCCGTTAACTTTAATATTTCTTTTTCAGGCATTGATTGCAATTTCAATCCTGTATTGATTGTCAAAGAGCGCATTTGCTTGAGTATTCCCCGCCCCTGCACGCTGTCCCACATTGCAATATATGCTTTTTCTTGCAATTCCGAATAATCAAAACCCCTTAATGACTGATAATTATTGTCAATTGAGATTGATTTCGCACCGTCAAATCTTGTACTAATACTGCGATGATAGAGATTTTTATAGTAATTCGCCTCAATTTCAT